TTTCATCTGGTCTTTAGAAACTAGCTCGTTATCATAGTTAAAAACAAATGACGTTTTCCAGCCTGTATTCATCGTTAAACGGTATCTAACATTACGTCCTTTAGAATTTGGATTCATAACACCTCTAACATCGACATAAAGATCAAAGGAAGAATCAAAAGGCAGGCTTTCATTGACTAAATATTGGGGTTCAATCGGTAATTCTCTGTTTTCAATAAAGGATTTGTCACTTTCAATGTTTAAAGCAGCCATGAGAGTTTTTTGAATAGTCCCTCTACCCACTTTGGTGTATTTCGAACCATCACGCAGGCAGCTAAAAAAATAAACGGATGGGATGAATAATTTTTTTCCGACTGAATGAAATGTTTTTCGCCATTCAGATGGATTATTCCCGGCAGAACCTTCTTTGATTTTTGAAAGTGAAGAGATTTCTTCGATGTTAAATTTGTGATACAGAAAAGGCTTAGTACCTTCAATTTCAACTTTAACAGACACAATAGACATAAATAGCTCATAAGTAATGAAATAAAAGAAAAAAAACTTATGGAAAAATTGAATAAAATTCCATATAAAAAAAATAATTAGCAACATTTAGTCAAAAACTATAAAATCTATTTTAAAACCATGCAACGGTCTTAAAGACCGTGAAATACCAAAGAGGGAGGTATGAAATGGCTAAAATGGATTTAAATCCTGCTGACAGAGGCAGACAAATCGCTTCACGTAAAGCTGCCGGACTTGTGCAATTTGGCACAGACGCACAAATTCAAGCAGGCACTAGAGATGACAGAGCCGTATCTGTCAAAGGCATGTACGACAATCTCGATGAAGTGCTTGAAGCTAAGGGTAAAATTCTTTACGCAGATGTAACTCTTACAAGCGCACAAGTCAAAGCACTTGCAGCCACTCAAATTGATCTTGTAGCAGCTCCCGGAGCCGGCAAAGCTTTGATGTTCCATAGCGCACTTTTAAAACTAGACTACGGTGGAACTAACGCATTTACTGAAAGTGGTGTCACTTTTGGAATCAAATATACTGATGATACAGGCGTTCAAGTTTGTACACAAATCGAGGGTACAGGCTTCATTGACCAAACAGCAGACACTTACACCAATGCAGTAGCAGCAGCAGATGCGATTGTCGCAGCCACAGGCATTGAAAACCAAGCTCTAGTCCTAGACAACCTAGGCGGTGGAGAAGTAGCCGGAAACGCTGCAAATGATAATACCTTGGTAGTACGCACTTACTACTCAGTAGTATCAATTTAAGGGGGTCAAAAATGGCTGTAGACTACAGACCCAAGATCATTCTTGATCCAAATGGCCAGCCTTTTAGCGAGCAAGTGATCTTTTGGTCGGCTCGCTTCTCAAAAGAAGGCGGTTCAAATGTTACCATCAATGCTTACGCAAAAGCCGGCCTTGCTGAAACAGTAGCCGGTTGGCGTATAGCGCAAAACACCTACGATGCAGCAGGTGATGTAATTGCCACTAAATACGCAGATGGAAGAGCAGATTTTCTACATGTGTATGATAATGGTGACCAAGTGACAATTACCGGGGCTACGAAAGCCAATCCGATAGTTGTTACGGTAGACGCTACGGCATATGCCGGAGGTGACGCAGACGATATTGCGGATGGTGATGTTATAGAGATTGACGGTGTAGTGGGCATGACCCAACTTAACGACAAGTTCTATAAAGTCGCTAACTGGAATAGCGTAGCAAAAACTTTTGAGCTTACCGATCTTGATGGCAATAACATCAATTCAACAGGCTATACAGCGTATACATCGGGTGGAGAAGCCCATAAAAGGACATATAGTAATTACACTTTTAGCTAGGAGTTAGCAGATGCCGAACTATAAACCTTCCGCAACTGAGAACATCCTACGTCTAATCGGAATTCATACAGTCCATAAAACAAGAGACCCTTTGCCTTCAGACACCAATTATGGTGTTCCGACTCTTTGGGTCAATGACAGCTCGCAAAAGGGCTTCATTCTGATTTTGGATGATGGCTCGGCCGGCACTTGGTTAGATCTTGGCGAAACTCCATTTCCCCGAAACTTTGACGATTTTTACGATGCCTCTCTAGCTCCTCCTGTGGCCTCTGTCGGCGATTCCTACATTTTAGGTAATCAGACACCGGTGGATGCAGGATGGACGGCTATAGGGGCTACAAATGACGAATATGTTGAATATACCGGAAGCTCTTGGGTAGACTATACGCCACAAGCCGGTCAAATCTGCTATTCCAACGATCTTACGGACTTTTATATCTACGATGGGTCGGATTGGATCAAGCTTTCAGGCTCGATTTCGTCTTTAACCTACACCAGCGATTCCAGAAATCCCAACACCTCGGATAATAGCTATACAGTCCCAACATTGTGGATAGATACAAGCTCGGATACCGGCTATTTGCTAACCGATGTAACAGCTTCAATCGCTACATGGATCAAACTATCAAACAACCAATTAGGAGACGCTCAGGACAGTGTTAAATCTATTGCCACCTCAACTGCCCCTCCTCCTACTGAGGTTAACGGAGATCGCTACATACTGGATAGTTCGGGTGCCCCTAATGCCGCTTGGGATGGAGCTTTACAGGGCGACATTGTCGAATATGACGGAGCTACTTGGGTAGCCTTTACCCCGACAGAAGGAACCTTTTGCGAAGTTGAGGATGAGGATACCGTTTACATCTTTATCACTTCATGGGTAAAGCTATTTCAATATACCGGAGCGAGTTTTTCCACAGATGCCGGCAGCGCAACACCTTCAAGCGGTGGTGTGCTTGGCATTGTCGGTACAGCAGCGCAAGGCATTTTAACAGCCGGCACCGGCAATAATGTAATTGTTACAGCCAATGACGCAACTACAGCTCAAAAAGGTGTGATAGAAACCGCAACCAATGCCGAAGCAATCGCTGTAACAGCTACTAATAAAGCTTTAGTTCCCGGTAACGTAAGTTCACTACTAGCAGAGCCTCCTGCCATTGGTGGAACAACACCTTCTAGTGGCGCATTTACCGATTTAAGCGCAACAGGAGCTTTTAAGCTTTATGATACGGACGATTCACACACCGTAAATTTCGTATGGAATGAAAACGACAGTGCCAACCGGACTATTAATTATACAGTCAATGGCGCAGACAGAACTTTTGCTCTACATGGAAATTTAACTGTTGAAGCAGCTTCTTTGCTCAACCAAGATCTTACTACTGACGCTAACCCAAGTTTTGCAGGGCTTACACTTACCGGCACTCCATTAAATGTTGCCAGCGGTGGAAGCGGAAGAGCTTCTCATACAGCCTATGCGGTTCTTTGCGGTGGAACCACAGGCACAGGCGCACAGCAGTCTATCGCAAGTGTCGGAACAGCTAATCAGGTGCTAACGTCAAATGGCGCAGGAGCTTTGCCAACATTTCAGACAATACCGGCAGCTACGGATGTTTACGATAATACTTTTAGAATTCTTGATGATGCCGACAACACAAAAGAAATTGCCTTTGAAGCTTCAGGGATTACAACTGGCACTACTCGGACAATTACAGCTCCGGATCGAGACTTAGATCTTGCAGAGCCGACATTTGATACTGTAATCGTTAATAATGGGATAACTAATGAGCCAATGCGCTTAGTTCCCGGTCACGTTGAAAACCTGTCTATGACCCTATCCGGCGGTGTTATAACAATTCAAGGCGGTGACGGTAACGCTTTATCGGCAACAAATCCGGCATATGTCTGTACGCTATCAAATGTAACAACAGGAAAGCCTGTTTTGCATACTCTTACAAGCAATCAAACGCTTACAGATAGCGACATGGACGATAATTTATTCGGATTCGATACAGGAAACGCTATTGATGAGGATGTAACATTTACAATCTATTTAGCAGCAAATAATAGTGATGCCAGTCCTTTATTTTTTGTTGGAAGAGAGCCACAACTGAGCGTTTTACCGGCAGCAGCAGATATTGGAGCAAGCGATGATAAAGTAGCAGATAATCGCAAAAGCGTTTTTTGCTTTTCAACGCTAACAGAGGCCAATTATGCTGGAAATGCCTGCGTAAGAGTTGCTTCCTTTAACGCTCAAATGAGTGCAAGCGATGCCTGGACGTTTACAACACTGTCAAAAGGCATAGATGGCATTTTAACAAAAACTCCAAAGAAAAAATTAGAATGGGAATTTGTTTCTTATGGGTCAGGAACAGGGGCTACTATTGAATTTGATCTACCGGCAGAGTATGACGAGTTTTATTTTAAATTAAATTCAATCAAACCTGTCACAAACAATGTAGCTTTGTACTTTCGAGGTTCTATTAATGGAGGTTCTACTGACGTTACAGGTTATGGCGGTTATGGATATACCGCTAATACTACTGGTGGCTTAGCACCGTCAGGAACAACTAATACCTCAACACCTTGGCTAGCAGTCTTGGTAGGCAATTCTTACAATGGTGTTCAAGGCGAAGTTTATTTAGTTAACTGTAATAATAATTCTGCAAGATTTAATCTAAAAGGGCATACACAATGCGCTAATCAAAGCGGCTTTGGATATCAAGGTTTGTGTTCGATGACTTGGATTGCAAAAACATCAAATGATTATAACTGGATCAAATTTTATTGGAGTTCAGGAAATTTTGCCGATGGAAGTATAGAACTTTACGGACGCAGGATAATCGAGGAATAAAATTATGTATAGAATTGTCAACGGAAAAAAAATTGAGATGACTCCAAGACAAATTGCTGACCATCTATCACTGCAAGAAGAGTCTCAAAAAGAACATGCTGAATTACTAGCAAAAGAAAAACAAGCTCAATTAGACAAAATAAAAAAAATGCAATCTGCCGGCCTAAGCGATATAGCAATTATAGAAGTCCTGCCTTATGCCAAAGAACACCTAAACGACCCAAAATATCTTAAAGAAAAAGAGCAGGAATGCTTGCAAAAACAAGAATTAGAAGCCAAAGAAAAAGAGCTACAAAAAGCCAAAAAAACCCAAGAGCTTCAAGAAAAAATCCATATACTCAAAAAAAAGGGCTTTGACAAAGAAACTATAGAAATTATTTTGCCAGAAACTAAGCCTTTATTTAAAGTTAATGCAGCACCTAAAAAAAGAGTCGGAAAAATCAAATAGTGAAAGAAATGACATATCTTACCATTTTATCTATCCTGGCAGGAGCAGCTATTTTGACTGTTACAGCCAATAAGGTTTTTAAACTCGAAGATGACAATGAGCTTGAAGAGCTTGTAGAAGAAATAATTGAAAAAAAAACCGGCATGGATGTAGATTTGACCCCCGGCAGTAAAGAATGAACCTCTTTTGTCGATAAAAACAAAATGTTTTTATTTGATAATTTTTCGTAGATAGCTTAGAGATCTTCCCGACTTTTCGGAGTCGGGTTTTTTTATTTCATTTAAAAATCACAAAATACCCCAGCCAAGGCAAAAAAAAACCCTCTCCAGGAAGAGAGGGAAAAACAAAATGAAACAAATGTGCATGAGACTTTTTTTTACTTTTTTTTTGTTTTTTCTTCCATCACTTTAAGCAATTTTATCATTTCCTCAATCAGGGCTCGAAACTCTAAGGGATCTTTAACATAAAGGTTCATTGCTTGCCGATACTGGAATTTTAGCATTAGTTTGTAGCCATCCCACCGGCCAACTTTAGCGGATTGTATGGAGTCTAACTCCTCTAGATGAAAATTATAGTCCATACAACCCCCCTTTAGTCGGATTTAGCCGGATTTAGCCGGATGATTGCTCATAGGCAAAAACTTTCAGGCTCTTTTCAAAATCTTCTTGCCTTTTGGCGATACCATTCAAAAGCTCATTCTCGCTCTTTCCGGACTTTTTTAACAAATGGCAAATAAATTTTTTGAAGTGTGGTGTGTTTTTTTGGCTATGGTAGTACTCCGAAGCTTCCAAACTTAACTCAACTTCTTTAGGTTTTGTTTGGACAGGCTGGACAGGTTGAACCGGCTCTTGTTGAATTGCCCCTTGCAAATCTGCGTCTACATCGTCATCTGTTACAATACCTAGCAAAG